GGCGCCAGCGCCCCGACCGCGCTGGCGAAGACGCTGCTGTCTGCGGCGAACACCACCGCGGCGCGCACTGCCCTGGAACTGAAGAGCGCCGCGCTGAAGGACACCGGGCATGGCAACGGCCTGGACGCCGACACCCTGGACGGCAAGCACGCCTCCGAGTTCGCCCTGGCCGGTGACTTCGCCACCGTGGGCCACAAGCATGTGATTGCCGATGTGACCGGACTGCAGCCGGCGCTGGATGGCAAGGCATCCAGGGGCGGCAACACGTTCACCGACCAGCAGTTCATCAGCGGCACGTATCCCTTGATGGGCTTCGGTGCCGCTGGTGCCGAGCAGTCCTTCATTGGCGGCTGGGGAAATTCCAGCCTGTGGCGCGTATGGAGCGCCGATCGCAGTGCCAGTAGTGAGATCACCATCAAGCATGGCGACACGCCGCGCTGGAACGGCTCGCCGATGTGGCATGCCGGGAACTTCGCGCCTGACACGAAGATGGACAAGAGTGGCGGGACGTTCACCGGACACGTCGGCGTGAATGGAAACTCGCTTCGTTCCTATGGATGGAATGGTGTGCCCAACGATGGCGTTATTGTGTTGGGTGATGCGAACTCCTACATCTTCAAAAATGGCTCGAACTTCACTTTCGCAAACTCAGCGGGTGGGTTCACCTCCACACTCAGTACTGGTGGATCCATCTGGACGAGTGGGAACTTTGATCCCGCAAGCAAAATAAACAGGACCGGCGACACTGTGACCGGTTCACTGCGCGTCAACGCGTATCTGTACACCCAGGCAGCCGCAGGACACAACTTGATCAGATTCATCAGCAATGGAGCCGGAACCACCGTGCTCCAGTCAGTGAATCCGGCCGAGAATGCCTTTGCACCACTTGAGCTGCGCGGCTCCACTGTTTCTGTGATTGGACCCGCCTCCTTCAATGAAACCGTAACCACGGTAGGCTCGCTCATCAGTGCTGGTGGCTGCGTTCGAACAAACGCAGGCACCGATGTACTTGCCGGCTACGTTGCGTTCCATCGTGCGGATGGAACACGTATGGGATACGTAGGCTGGGGGGATGGAAATCGGATCCAGTACTCTGCGGAGAATGGATTCACCGGTCATGCCTTCATCGGTAGTGTATCTGCCACAGGCGGATACGACTTCGGCTCCTCACGAAAGTTGAAGAACATCGAGGGCGTACTTCCCTACGGTCTGGCTGCTGTAGAGAAAATGGAACTGGCCGCCGGCCACTACAAGCCTGAGTACAACGACGACGGTCGTCGCCGCCTGTTCTTCGTCGCCGAGCAGCTGGCCGAGCTGGTGCCGGAAGCAGTCGACCTGGAAGGTGTCGAGTTCCAGGGTGAACGCGTGGCGTCGGTCAAGCTCGACCAGCTGCTGCCGGTCATGGCCAAGGCCATCCAGGAACTGGCCGCCGAAGTGCGCGCACTGAAAGCGGAGCGCTGATATGCCCAGCGGATATCGCTCTTCCGGTATCGACTTTGACGACCTGTTCGATCCGTACGTCGAAGGTCCGCAGGCACAGGACTCGAGCCGCCGTATCGGCGGCACCGACCTGAGCCGCCGCTACGCCCACATCCAGTACGGCAGCAAACGTGCCGACGTAGGCCATCGCATCAACGGCATGGACGTATCCAACCTGTGGGCGGCCCGGGGCACCGCAAGCTACCGGCTGCCCTTCCACGGCAAGGACTACTCAGCCGGCAATGGCGCCAAAACAAACTCATTCGGCGATGTCACGGCGTCGGTGCAGATCAGCCTGCTGTCCGACGGCAACTTCACCGTCCACAGCAACAGTTACGGCGGTGGCAACGATGCCACCGCCCAGGTGGATTCCGGTCGCTGGGCACCGGCGGGTGCCAATCCCGGCCAGTACGAAGTGCAGTTCACGGCCAGCAACACAGGGGCTGCTTCGTTCAGCACAAGCGCACCGTCGTTCTCCTCACTTGCGACATCGCGCTCGGCAACCGTATCCATCAGCATTCCTGCGGCATCTTCCATGTACGAGAGCGTCACGGTTGAGATAGCCGTTCATCTCCGTCGTTCCGGCAGCCCCGCTCAGGTTTCAACCGTATACGCCAACGTCGCTGTCTCGGGCTGGTACTGATTGCACATCGGGCCACCGCTGCAATTATCCCGACCGCCACATTCTCCGAACATTACCCCGTCGCCTGCACAAGCCGGCACACACCCACACCGAGGAAGAACCCCGAATGACCGAATTTCTCCATGGCGTACAGGTCGTCAACATCGATACCGGTGCCCGATCGATTGCCATCGCCTCCAGCAGCGTGATCGGCATCGTCGGCACCGCACCGCTGGCCGACACCGAAGCGTTCCCCGTCAACACGCCCGTCCTGGTGACCTCGCCGTCGCAGGCCGCCAAGCTGTCGGCCACCACCGGCACCGATGCCGGCACCCTGCCCGGTGCGCTCGACGCGATCTTCGACCAGTCCAGTGCCGTCGTCGTCGTCGTCCGCGTCGAGAAGGGCGCCAATGAAAGCGCCACCCTGGCCAACGTGCTGGGCGGCGTGAACGCCCAGACCGGCGCGTACGAAGGCGTGCATGCGCTGCTGGCCGCCAAGTCCATCGTCGGCGTCAAGCCGCGCATCCTGGTCGCACCCGGCTTCACCCATGTGCACCCAGCCGACCCGGCCAAGCCGGAGGCCGTGCTGGCCAACCCGGTCGTCGCGGAACTGCTCGGCATTGCCGACAAGCTGCGCGCAGTGATCATCAAGGATGGCCCGAACAGCAACGACGACGCGGCCAAGTCCACCGCTGCACTGACCGGCTCCAAGCGTGTCTACGTGGTCGACCCGGCGCTGCTGGTGCAGTCCGGTGATGCCATCGTCACCCGCTATGCCTCCGGTGCCGTGGCCGGCGCCATCGCCCGCAGCGACAACGAGCGCGGCTGGTGGGCGTCGCCGTCGAACCTGGAACTCAACGGCGTGGTCGGCACCGCGCGTGCAATCGACTTCGGCCTGTCCGATGCGACCAGCCGCGCCAACCTGCTGAACCAGGCCAACGTGGCAACGGTCATCCGCGAAGGGGGCTTCCGCCTGTGGGGCAACCGCACCACCAGCATCGATCCGAAGTGGCAGTTCCTGTGCGTGGTACGCACCGCCGACATCATCGCCGACAGCCTGGAAGCCGCCCACCTGTGGGCCGTCGACCGCGGCATCAGCAAGACCTACGTCGATGACGTGCGCGAGGGTGTCAATGCCTTCCTGCGCGGGCTGAAGACCCAGGGCGCGATCCTCGGCGGCAACTGCTGGATCGACCCGGAACTGAACGCAGCGGACAGCGTGGCCCAGGGCCGCTTCTACTGGGACTTCGACTTCACCCCGACCTACCCGGGTGAGCAGCTGACCTTCCGCATGCACATGAACAACAACTACGTCTCGGAGATCTTCTAAGCATGGCGCGCAAGATCCGCAAAAACTTCAACTTCTACGTCGACGGCAAGGGTTATGCCGGCAGCGTGATGTCCTTCACCGCCCCCAAGCTGTCGCTGAAGACCGAGGACTTCCAGGCCGGCGGCATGCTCGCCCCGACCGAGATCGTGCTCGGCCATGAAAAGCTCACTGCTGATGTCGAGTTTGCCTCGGATGACGCGGAGATCATGACCAAGTTCCACGTCATCGAGAGCAAGGAATACGGCTTCACCGCCCGTGAAGCCCTGGAAGGCGATGACGGCGAAGTGACCCAGGTCGTGCACAACATGCGCGGCAAGGTGAAGCTGCTGGACCGCGGCGAAACCAAGGTTGGCGAGAAAGGCACGATCAAGGTCAACCTGGCGCTGAGCTACTACAAGCTGACCCATGGCGCCCAGGTCGTGCAGGAGATCGACGTGGTCAACATGATCGCGCGCCAGGGTGGCGTGGACGTACTGGCCGGCATCCGCGGCGCACTGGGCATCTGAACCCTCGCCGCATTGAAGAACCCGGGGGCGCCTCGCGCCCCCGCATCCATCGCACCGCATCGCATTCCAGGAACGCATCCATGTCCAGCAAGACCAAGACCCCCACCGACACCGTCATCGAGCGCGATGGCTTTGCCGAGATCACCCTCACCCGCCCGCGCCAGGTCAACGGCATGGAGACCGCCGTGCTGCGCATGCGCGAACCGACCGTGGAAGACATGGAGCGCTACCAGGACGACAAGGGCAGCGACGCCCAGCGTGAGGTGCGGATGATCGCCAACCTGTGCGAGATCTCGCCGGACGACGTGCGCAAGATGCCGTTGCGCGACTACGCACGACTGCAGGCAGGCGTCGCGCTTTTTACCACCTGACCCTGCCTCAGATCAGGCAGGGAGTGCTCGCCCTGGCCGGCCATACCGGCTGGGGCCTGCGCGAGATCATGACACTGCGGGTGTCGAAGTTCATCTGGTGGATTCAGGGATTGCCGGTACATGGCCAGTAACGTTCAAACGACAACGATCACGATCGGCGGCGAGGTGTCCAAGTCACTGAAGGACGCCTTCTCCTTTGCCAACGATGGTATCAAGCGCCTCGGCACCGAGGTGACCCTGCTGGATCGCAGGCTCGCGCGCATGAGTACGACCAGCAAGGAGTACGCCCGCATGCGTACCCAGGTCGATGCTCTGCGTGCCTCGCAGGTGGCGCTGGAGAGCATCGAAGCAAAGCGCGACGCCAACCTGGAGAAGCGCGGGAAGCTCGGCTCGGCATTTGGCGAGGCACGCGGCACACTCGGCACCGCCGTCACCGCACTGGCCAAGCCGGTCGAGAACGCCTCCGGCTTCGCCCGCCAGAACCAGCAGATCGGCGTGGCAGCCAACCTCAGCCGCGCCCAGGTCAGCGCACTGGGGCAGGCCATCCTGGAACAGTCGCGTGCAACCAACCAGGGCGCCGACGCGCTGCAACGCTCGATCAGGCTGATGATCGACGCCGGCATGGATGCGCAGTCGGCCCAGGCCAGCCTCGGTGCTGTCGGGCGGACCACCACCGTCACCGGTGCCAGCATCGATGATGTGGCCCAGGCCGCGGCCGCCCTGCAGCAGTCGTTCGATATCGATCCCTCGCGCATGCAGAACGCGCTGGACGTGCTAGTGGTGAACAGCCAGCAGGGCGGCCTGGGCCTGAAGGACATGGCCCAGGTGCTGCCGGTGCTGGGTTCCTCGTTCGAGGCGATGAAGCTGCAGGGCACATCGGCGGCGGCTACGCTGGGTGCGGCACTGGAAGCCACGCTGGACTCGGCAGGTGGCGCCGACAAGGCCGCCAGCAACATGAAGATCTTCATGTCCGAGGTGCTCTCGCCGGACATTCAGGAGAAGGCCAAGAAGAGCCTGAACCTGGATCTGCGCAAGATCATCGGCGATGCACAGACCAGCGGCGGCAATCCCTTCGATGCTGCGATGCAGGGGATCATCCAGGCCACCGCGGGCGACCAGAAGAAGATCGGCGCACTGTTCGGCGATGCGCAGGCGAAGAACTTCGTCCAGCCGATGATCGAGAACTGGGACACCTACGTTCGAGTCCGCGACAAGGCGCTGAATGGATCGGCGGGCACCACCGATGCAGCCTATGCCGATGCGATGCAGACCGACCCGCAGAAGATCGAGGGCGCCAAGATCGCCGTGGACAACCTGTCCAAGGCCTTCGGTGCCGCGCTGCTACCGGCGGTGGGCGAAGCGGCGGTCAAGCTGACCGAACTGCTGAACGGGGTCACCTCGTTCGTGCAGGAGAACCCGAAGCTGATCGCCAACACCACGCAGATCGTGGTCGGCATGCTGGGCCTGCGCACCGCGGTGCTCGGCGCCCGCTACGCCTGGACGTTCCTGCAGGGCCCGATCCTGGCCGTGCAGAAGGCCTTCGAGCTGTTCCGTGGCGGCAGCCTGCTGGCCCAGTTGGGACGCTTCGGGCCGATGGCGATGCGCCTGGCGTCGGGCTTCCGCATCGTCGCAACTGCCGTGGCCGCCATCGGTGGCGGGCCGATCACGATCGCCATCGCAGCGATCACCGCAGGCGCCATCCTGGTGCGCAAATACTGGGAGCCGATCAAGGCATTCCTCGGAGGACTCTGGCAGGGGGTGAGCGACTCCGCCGGTGCCGCGATGGGCGAGATCATGGCCGCTGTCGAGCCACTGCGCCCGGTATGGGAGGCAATGGGCGAAGTGTTCAACCGGGTATGGAACTGGATCAGCCAGCTGATCGCACCGGTCGAATACAGCGGCGACGCGCTCTCGCGTGTTGGCGAAGTGGGCCGCTTCGTCGGCACCCTGCTGTTTGAAAGTTTCCGCATGGCAATCGCTGCCGTCGGCAACATCATCCAGACCATCGTATTCCTCAATGATGCAGCGATGTCCCTGGGCGAAACCATTGGTACCGCGCTGATCGGCAGATGGGATTCGATGAAGGAGACTGCCCGCGCCGCGATCAACGTGGTGATGGATGCACTGAAGCCCCTGCTGGAGCTGATCGATGGTCCACTGGGTGATCTGGGAGGGCTTGTCGGCAAGGGTCTGGACGTTGCATCAGGCTTCCTGGGGCAGCTCAAGGAAGGCGCAGTCGATGGCATGAAGAGCATCGGCAACGGTGTGGTTGGATACAGCAACATGCGCGCCCAGGGCCGAGGCGGCCTGAACGATGCGTTGTATACCGGTGTTGCGGTGGCAATGGGTGACAGGCCCGCCGTCCGAGAGCAGGAGGATAGCCTGCGCCGCGCAATGCAGGGCCGTCCGGCACCCGACATGCCCGCGCCCACTCCACGCGGCGTCACCACCGTGCAACAACAACAGACCAACAACATCACCATCCACCAGCAACCAGGTGAATCCAGCGAATCCGTAGCACGTCGCACCGCCGACGAACTGCAGCGTCGCAACGCGGTTGCCGCCCGTGGTGGCCTTGCAGACAGGAATTGAGCATGAAGCGCGAGTTCGTAACCGGCACAGTGGACAAGCTGCTGTCGCAGTTCAAAGCCAACGATTCCGGCAACGCTCCGGTGCTGCTGATGCTGGGTGGTTTCAAGTTCAGCCTCAACACCGCCGTGTTCCAGGATATCCAGCAGAGCAACGAGTATGGCTGGGCAGCGCAGGAACGCATCGGCCAGATGGCTGCGCTGCAGTACACCGGGCCCGGCAAGGCCAGCATGACGCTGCCTGGCGTCATCCACTATGCGTTCCGCGGTGCCGGCAATGAGCTCTCGCAGCTGCGCAAGCTGGCCGCGCAGGGCAAGCCACAGCGGCTGCTGACCGGCAAGGGCGGGAACCTGGGGCTGTGGGTCATCGACAAGATCGACGCCACCGCCTCCGGTTTCACTGCCGATGCTGGAATCCAACGGCACGAATTCACCCTCTCCCTGCGGAAGCACAGCGATGGCACGAACGTATAACACCCGCGACGGCGACGTCGTCGACCGCATCGCGTACACGCACTATGGCGAACAATCACCAGCCATCCTGCGCGCGGTATTCGACGCCAACCCGGGCCTGGCCGCACGCGGCGCGGTACTGCCTGCCGGCATGGCGATCACCCTGCCGGATGTGCAGCGCCCGGCAAACGAGCGCAAGGGAGTGGCCCTGTGGGACTGAACATCACGCCGGCATTCCGCGTGGTGGCCAACAACCAGGACATCACCGACACCATCAGGTCGCGCTTCAAGTCGCTGCGGATCACCGACGAGACCGACAACAACTCGGACATGCTGGAACTGCAGTTGGCCGACCATGATCCTTCCGATCCGATCCAGCTGCCGCCGGCAGGCGCGGAGCTGGAAGCCTTCATCGGTTACGACGGTGACGTGCGGCGCATGGGCCTGTACATCTGCGACGAGGTGGAGATTTCCGGCTACCCGGGCAGCATGACCCTGCGCGCCCGCGCGGCGCCGTTCGAGGCCAGCAAGGGCGGCAAGAACGATCTGCAGACGCAGAAGACACGCACCTGGAAGAAGGGCACGACCATCGGCGGCATGGTGCAACGCATGGCCGGCGAACACGGAATGGAGGCTGCCGTGAGCGGGTCGCTTGCATCGATCACGCTGCCGTTGACGGTGCAGTCGCAGGAGTCGGACATGAACCTGCTGCTGCGCCTGGCCAAGCAGCATGACGCCATCGCCAAGCCGGGCGGCGGCCGCCTGATGTTCGTCAAGCGAGGCGAATCCACCAGTGCCAGCGGTGAGCGCATTCCCGACGTCACCCTGACCCCGGCCGATGGCAGTGGCTACAAGGTGAACATCGTCTCGCGCGAGAAGACCGGCACCACCATTGCCTATTACCGCGATGTCCGCGGTGCCACGCGCCAGGAAGTGAAGCTGGGCAGCGGTGAGCCGATCGTGCGCCTGCGCATGGCCTACGCCGACCGCGAAACCGCCGAAGCTGCAGCGCGTGCCAAACACCAGGAACAGGCCCGGCAGACGCGTACGCTGAGCTACACCCTACCCGGCCGCGAGACGCTGATGGCCGAAGCCACGGTGGTGATGCAGGGCTTCCGCGATGGCGTGGATGGGCAGTGGCTGGTCAAGCGCGCCGAGCACAACATCAGCCACGATGGCTACGTGACCAGCATCGAGTGCGAACAACCCAACAGTGCCGACGCAGTGAAGGCGGCCCGCAGTGCCGCCGCCACCGAAGGCAAGCAGGTCGGCAGCGAGGTGTAGATCCACGCGGGCGTGGATCTACATCGGCGGCCTCGACCAAGCTCGGTAGATCCACGCCATGCGTGGATGCTTTTCGCGCATCAACTCACGTACTGCGCAACCCCGCTCCCGAACGACCAGTTCTCCTTCTTCACTTCCACCAGGTTGATGAACACATCCTCGCGGCGGATGCCCACTGCCGCGTGCAGGCCATCAGCAATGCCGGCATACAGCGCCTTCTTCTGCTCCAGCGTGCGCCCTTCGTTCCAGGTGATCTGGATGCAGATGAAATCGTCGGTGCGGTCCACGCCCAGGTAGCTGGCGTCGTAGATCAGCGTGCCTGGCTCGTGTTCCTGGAAGATCTGGAAGCGGTCGTTTTCCGGCACGCCCACCGCGCGCATGGCCTGGTAGATGGTTTCGCCGACACGTTGCAGGTAGTCGGCGGATTTACCTTTGCGAAGATCGATGCGGGCGAGCGGCATGGTGGCACTCCAGCGTGGATGGGTACGGTGACAGGCTGAGACTACGCCTGCCCGGGGCGGCGGAACAGCGCAGGCATGGAACCCTCTGCCTTCATTCGTGACATGCCTCCTCTCCCGCGCGAGGTGACGTGATTGGCATGGCGGCGCGGCTCCGCAGGCGTCATGCGCACGGTCGGCAGGGGCGGCGATCTGCGCCATCAGTGACGTGCCGCACTACTCGCAGGTGTTGCACGGCACACAACGGAAAACGTCTGGCCTGCTTAGGGAAAGTTGAGAACTTTCCCTACAGACCGATGTGATTGCCCGGCGTGATGATCGCCGCGCCGAGGCAGATTGCCTGGGCCGGGATTGGCGTCTCGAATAAACGAACAAGCTTCAAGGCCTGCGAAAACAATCGCAGCTGAGAGAATGCACCGACTGTCCTCAATGGCGGACGGTGTGTGGGGATCACCAGATCCGCCAGGCGTTCTTCTCCCTTGAAGCTTGTTTGCCTTGGTACGCCAACCCGCACCGTCCGCCACCTTCGCTCCGGAAGGTGGACCTACGCCAGTGAGGGTTTCGCCATGACCAACCGCACCGCCATCCATCCCCGCCTGCACGCCCTGATCGGCAACATCGCCACCGACGTGCCTGAAGACCTTGCGCACGAGATCGAATGCGCCCTGCAGGAACAGAACCTGCCCATGCAGTCGCCTGCCTTCTTCGCGTGCCTCAACGCCATCAGCTGCGCCGACGGCGATGACGGGCAACCGTGCCGCAGCCTCACCCTCGGCGCCAGCAATCACGCCTCGCTGCGCCGCTCGATGTCCGGGCTCAGCGCAGTGCTCGATCTGCTGCAGGCCGCCGACCGAGCGCGTGCCGAGGCCGGCCCGGAAGAACAGCTGGGCGCCTTCCATACCGACGGACTGATCGTGGCCGCACGGCAACTGGTGCGCGAGGCGCATCACTGTCTCGCCGAGGGCCACACCTGACCGGCCCGGATGCGCTCCCGCTACAATCGCGGAGGGAACGCAGGGGAACGCAATGGACGCCGAACACCTGGAGTACTTCAAGGCCGCTCTGGAAGGCCGCGCAAGCGTAGGCTGGAACGTATGGTTCGCCGCCAACCAGCACGCGCTGGCACAACAACTGAGCCGCCCTGCACTGTTGCGCTTGAAGTTCAGCAAACTGGATGAAGCCGAACGCCTGCTGGCCGAGGCCGGCATCGTGCCCTGCAGCACAGCAGGTAAGCGCTACGAAATGTACTGCGCGCAGTTCTCGGCGGACGTGGTGGACGCTAACGGTCGCCCGCTACCGGCCATCTGGCGCGCGGCGCACGGCGGTGCCATCGGCCTGCTTGCCGATGATGAGCAGGAGGCCGGCCAGGCGAAGCTGCTCGCGGAGTTCCGCCGCGCCCGCAAGCGCGGGCTGCAACAGGCCCACGAATGGTTGGCCGATCTGTGCTTTGAAGGCGAGATGGAACTGACCAGCGGCAATGCCAAGGTGGGTCGTAGCCTGCTGGCGGTGGTGGTGCAGGCCGGCAGCGGCCTCGACCTGTTGGATGCAACGGCGATGATCGCGCAGGAACTGCTGAAGGATCGGTAGCGATCAGTATCCAACAATGTGCTGCCTCAACATCCAAATCTAGAACACCAGCTTTGCCTTCGCTATACGGGAATACTTCCATAGAATGTAATTCGCGAAACTGAGGGATTATCGTGGATCGGACAAAACGACTATTAGAGGCTGGATACTTCCCCACACAGTTGCCGGCCGGCTTTACGACCAAGGACTTAGCTGACGCCTATGTAGCAGTGCTCGCAGATTGGCAACAGCACAGCGTCGCAGAACCAGCAAAGGTTCCGACGACCAAAACTGAAACCTTTAGTGTTGCCCGAGCAGGGCATCGCCGACGAGTGACCGGAATAACCAATCCGATCGGGCAGACTTACCTATCCAAGAGAATTGCAGACAACTGGGGAGAATTACTCAAACACTACCGAAAAAGCAAGCTGAGTGCTAGTCGTCCGCGAATACAAGCTAGAGCTTCGAGGGGAGCCACCATACCCAACATGAAACTCCACACAGAGTTTCTTCTTTTCCGCTCAGCGGGTTTCAAGTATACCCTCCGGACAGACATATCCAGATTCTTTCCAACGATTTACACCCATTCGATACCATGGGCACTCCATTCCAAACAATTCTCCAAACAAAACAGAGGCCGACAAATTCTTGGAAACCTCCTCGATGAGACCAGTCGCAACCTTCAGGATGGCCAAACAATCGGGCTCCCGATTGGACCAGACACATCACATATCATCGCCGAATTGATCGCTACCGCCATTGACGAGCAACTATCCACTGCACTGGGCGGACGCATAGCTGGACTGAGGTATGTTGATGACTACTACCTATTCTTTAGCAGTCGAAAAGAAGCAGAGAACGCGTTAGCAGCGCTAATAAAGCAACTCCAAGCTTACGAACTACAGATAAATTTCGAGAAGACAAGAATCTGTGAAACCATAGATCTTACCGAGGACCTATGGACACATGAACTGCGAGCTTTTGAAGTATCAGAGACCAAGAGAAAACAGGGGCGCGACATTCACCACTTCCTTGAGCTCGCCAAAAGAATAGCCGCCGCGAATACTGACGAGAGCGTAATGCTCTATTCAGTTAAAAAATCCGCATCCAGCATTATCCGAAAGGAACATTGGAGGACATTTGTTGCCCATCTATGCCATGTAGCAATTGCATACCCGAATACGCTACAGCAAATTGAGAGAATTCTCTCAACATACGAACGCATTGGCTACCCCATTGACCGCCCATCAGTTGGACGATTAGCAAATTCAATCATCGAAGAACATGCACCACTGAACCACCACAGCGAAGTTGCCTGGTGTTTATGGATGTGCAAATCACTTGATTTAGAGCTCAGCATCGATAACGTCCATCGCGTTTCGACAATGAATAGTTCCGTATGCAGCTTAATTCTACTGGACCTTGAGCAGAGCCAAAAGCTACCTGTGGCAATCGACCACTCCATCTGGGACGAAATTAGAGGAGAAGAGCACCTGCGTGGTGAATCTTGGCTCCTTTGCTATGAAGCGGGCATTCGCAACTGGGGAGGATTTCAAAGAGCAGTTGTAGAGTCGGCCCCCTATTTCAATGACCTAGCAAAACGCGAGATCCACTTCTACTCGACTGACATGCGCAGCAGACCAATCTTCTCCTTCGACGAGAACGCAGCGAGGAAAGCGAAAGGAGAAAATGCGGAAGACTGGCTATCCCTTTTGGAGAGGGATAATGCAGATGAATATGTCGAATTCGACGATGATCCCAATGACTACGGATCAGTATTTCTAGACGATCTAGATGGCGCCGATGAAATGGAAGATGAGATAGAAGACGAGGACGAGGACGAGGACGAGGACGAGGACGAAATGTATGGCTACAGCGATTATTAGCGTATACCCACCGCAACTGATCCACAGCCTGTAACATCGAGCGCAGCCCTTTTTGTTTGGCTCGCGATCAGTCATTGCCGGAAAATCAGTAGCGCCAGACTTAACACGGATTTCCGCGCCAGATGCGCTAGGAGCTACAGTGTGAACTTCATCTTTGACCACAAGTCAGGGGTCACCCATCCCTCGGACGACATGCTGACCCTCGGAATGGTTGCGCGCCAAGACTCACTCTTGGAGCTAGTTCGTCGAGTGCGTCACTCCGAGTTGAACGATCTGACCCCCTCCGATCGCTGGTTGGGGAACCCGTGCCCATATCCGTTTGTGTATGGCGCCTTCAGTTGGTACGCGACCAGTCTGATCGCCTACCTGCAATTAGTGCGTTTGGCTGATCGACTGCGCACAAACCCCAGTGAGTTGAACACCCTTGCAGCAGAAAGGAACAGCATCAAGGACGCAGGTCGACAGTATGTACTTTCTATTTGCCCAGAAATAAAGGAATGGCGGGATAAGTTCGGAGCCCATGCCGCTGCCGCGGATCCGCGAAGCGCTGACAATGTTGCGTTGCTCTTTGCCTCTCTGATGTACCCGGTAATGGCTAGAGGGCAGAGGTTCTACGTCGGTTCTGGAGAACATCTGGTGCGCGGCCACGATGGCGTTGTTCAAGCAACTCACCGATCCGTGGAGTGGTCGATAACCGAGTCATTCGAGAAGCTGGCACCACGCTTCTGGCCATACGCCATGATCACACCATGAATGCTAATCGCTCCAAGCACCTTCGATCCGCGATCACTGAGCTGGTCGATATGTCGGGCGAAGACGTCTCAGCACGTGCCCTGAACGACATTGCCAAGAAGTGCTCCGTGCGCTCCTTTGTCCTACGGGGCATCCTGCTTGAATAGTGCCGCCCAGAACCGCCCGCTTAGTTCTTCCGCCAGGGCGGCCAAGGCGGTCATTGCAGCAAGGTCGATATCGGTTTGTCGACCTCGTCTGTCGTTGAGGTGCGTCATAGTCATAACTCGGCCCGCATCCAGGTCCGGGCAGCCACCCGCAGAAGCGGCCGCTTCGACGTAAAAGCTAACCGCAACAGTAGAGTGCAGCACCGTGTTGCGCATCATCCGCAGCGCTTGGGCCTCATCGACCAGTCCCGAAACCTCAATCTGTAAGTCTGCCTTGAGATTGCTTGCCGACGCCTTCAAAGCGACGAGGCGATCATAGAAGTCGTTACTCTTGGAGACACCCTCTGATAACACCAGCAACATATCGGCGGCCCATTCGATACCTCCGAGTCCCATCGAGAATCGCCCAATCTGAACTGCCCAATCGCTCGTGGATGAAATACCAGTCTCGTCAACCATCGCGTGCAACTCTGGCGTAGATGGGGGGAGCGCGAACAAGCGCGATTTGCGCTTTTGCAGGAGGAGCGCAAAAAAACAAAAAACCGGCTTTCGCCGGCTTTGTTGTAACACACTGACTCTAAATGGTGGGCGGTACAGGGATCGAACCTGTGACCCTTGCCGTGTGAAGGCAATGCTCTACCGCTGAGCTAACCGCCCGGTGTGTTGCTGAGCCGCTCATTATAGGGGCTTTTCAGAGGCCGTCAACAGTTTTTCACATTCGTGTTCACGGGTGTTTCGAGGTCGCCGCGGGGCATGGCCCGGCGCTACATCACATCGTATGAGTCGGCCTGGTCGCGCCGGTCAGGCCGGGCCGGAGGGGCCGGGTCTTGCTGGCTTAGGC